AGAGGGGCAAGAGTTCATGGAAGAGCAAAATAGGAAACTGCAAAAGAAAGAGGCCTACTTCATGAGCAACGGCGAAGAGGAAATAATTTTAATCGACACGGAGGGAGTTTGAATGATCGTTTTGGGTATTGACCCAGGTTCGGAGAAAAGCGGATTTGTTTTCATGGAAGTAGAGAAAGAGACGGTTTTAGAGGCTGGCGAATTGCCGAATGACGAGCTGAGGGTAGCTTTAAGTTCAGATACGAGCAACGTCATTGCTATTGAGCGCATTCGCGGCTACGGCATCGTTTCCGGCGACGATACGTTTGACACCTGTGAATGGGTGGGGCGTTTCCGCGAAAGAGCTGCGCAAATCAATTTACCCTGTCACCTAATCCCCCGTAAGGACATAAAGCGTCATCTCTGCGGCAACACTACCACAAACGACAAATATGTGCGGCAAGCCCTTATAGACCGATTTGGCGAAGTGGGGACTAAGAAAAACCCTGGCCCGTTATTTGGCGTTTCCGGTCATGCCTGGTCTGCTCTTGCTGTGGCTGTAACTGCCATGGATACTTACATAGACAGAGATTAGGAGCCTCCGAAATTTTAAAAAAACTAGCCAATATTTTTAAAAATAATCGGACGTTTAGCGCAAACCATCGGACGATTATCGGATGATTAGGAGGGATATGACAGAGGTTCAACGTTTAATCGCGGAAGAGTGCGATTCCATAAAGAATCTGCTTATCGCCAAAAACAAGGCTTACGGCAATTCATTCGCGGAACCGATTAACATTTTCTCAAAATCCACGGCGGAAGAACAGGTCAACGTGCGGATTGACGACAAGCTAAACAGGATTGCCAAAGGCTCAGAAAAGGAAGCTGTACCAGAAGACACGGAAATGGATTTAATCGGCTACCTCATATTGAAACGAGTGCTTAGAAAGCCTCGCAAGGCCGCAATATCGAACGTGCGCGACCTCGACTATTGCACCGAATGGGGAAAGGACGGAAAGGCTGAATGATCCGCCACCTTATCAAATGCCTCCTATTCAAGCTGTTGCTACGGCGAAAGTACGTCAGCGCGAAGGAGAGGGCGATAAAGAGGATTGAGGGGAAACGAAATTAACACTTGGAGGAGAAGGGATGGAGTGGACTGAAGACAGACTTGCAGACTTGAGTAAGTTGGAATTTATGCTTCGTGAGCTTTCGGGCTTAAAACAGGCAACGTACTTCTTGGATAGGGTTGAGGAGTGTATGCAAACTGCGAAATCGCTATCGCAGCTTGATTTTAGAAGGGGAGCGCGACTGCCTTTTACCACATGGCTACGAGAGTCCATTAAGCAAGAGAAGAACTAGCATACGGCAACTTTGCCGATGGGGTAAGTAAACCTTAATAGAGGCGGGATAATGCTCGAACATTCAATTACCAAGCGTATAAATTACAAGTACGGGGAAACAATCAAGCTTAAACCAATTTACGATCTTCACAGGGGGGCTACGACTTGCGACCTGAAAGCCTTCAAGAACTACATTAAGGAATTCGACGCAAATACCTATTTCTTCACGGGCGGCGATCTGTGGGACTCAATCTATTGGGATGATAAACGGTTCAAACAGTCCGGCTCCTCGCATCCAGACGGCGACGATCCCATTGACCAGGAAATTGAGGAAATGGCCGTCGAAATCCTTGCGCCCATTAAAGACCGCATCCTCGCAATCGGACACGGAAATCACGAAGAAACAGTGGTAAAGCGGCATTTTACGAATCCGTCTAAACGCCTCGCCAAAAAGCTCAATGTCCCATATGGCGGCTATTCGTATTGGCTTACTCTCATACTCTCGGAGGACGGCGGCAGAGGGCGAATAATCGACGGTTACGTATCTCACGGGTTCGGCGGCGGAACTCGCACAGAAGGCGGCAGCATTACAAAATATTCCCGATTTGCCGACCGCATCATGGCTGATTTCATCGTCTTTGGACACGACCATCGGAAGCAATATGTCGAATACCCTCTCTTTGCCCTCATCGGCGAACATCCGCGAAAACTTACCACGAAAAGCAAAATGGTATGCATCGCCGGAAGCTGGAAGAAAGCCTTTTCAAATACGACAGATTCAACGTGGGAGGAATCACGCGGCTTCGCTCCCGCTCACATAGGCGGGATTGAGATTAACATTAAGCCCAAAGGCGTAGGGTTTAAAATCAGCGTTACGATGTGAGGAGAATAAATGACAAATTGGAATTTAATAGAATCGCTAGACATAAAAGCGAAGCGCATTGACGGTCACCGCGAGAAAGTGCCCGAATTTGGAATCTGTTCATCGTGTGGTCATTTGAATATCATCAAGACTCGGCTTTTTGACAGATATGTATGGTGCGACAACTATGAGTCAATGCCAGTAAAAATAAGACCAAACACCGTTGATCCGATTACGGAATGTTCCCGTCATTATCCAATAGGGGCAATGTCGCTGCGCGATATGTCTCAAATTGCTTATATCATCGACGTTAAGAAACGTCAGGCGGGATTTGCGGCAGAAGAGGCCGAAGTAGTGATTACGATGCCGAACGAAAAAGGGGATGAATGAAGATTTATTTTATACATCGGCGGGTTGCGCGTAAATGATAATGTTAAGGTTTAAGATTAGAAGTCCAAGAATCTTGATAATGAACCCTTCGATAGAGATAAGTCACTTCAAATAGACTGCTTACTTTACCTTACGGAGAATTTACAGAATGCCAAGAGCCAAAAAGCAAACGGTTGATTACTTCCCACATTATTGCGACCACAAAACGACGATGTTCATCATCGAGCAGCGATACGGAAATGACGGATATGCGTTTTGGTTCAAGCTGCTAGAAACTCTCGGCAAGGAAAACGGTCATTGGCTCGACCTGCGCGATCCGCTGAAATGGGAGTTTCTACAGGCAAAAACCCGAACGAGTGAGGGTTTCTGTAATGAATTGCTCGATCTGCTCTCAAAATTGAACGCAATCGACCCCGAATTGTGGCAAATCAAGGTTGTCTGGAGCCAAAATTTTGTTGACGGTCTAACCCCCGTTTATGGCAATAGACGTGTAGATATACCAGAAAGACCCGCGTTTCTACTTGTAGAAAAGACCCCCTTTCACGACGAATCTACAGGTAGCCTACAGGAAGAAATCCCCAAAGGAAGTAAAGGAAGTAAAGTAAAGAATAACTTCTTGTCCGATTCTCAAGAAATCGGACTTGCCAAATTGCTTTTCGAGAAAATTCAAGAACGCGATCCCAAGGCGAAACAACCAGACTTCCAGAAATGGGCTGCGCATATCGACAAACTCATGCGGCTTGATAAACGTGATTCAGGGGAAATTGAAAGCGTTATCGAATGGTGCCAGCAAGATACGTTCTGGCGCAGGAACATTCTTAGCGCGGAGAAGTTAAGAGATAAATTTGGGCAACTCGTCCAGGGAATGAACAACGGCAACGGCAACCGTAAGGAGTCTTTTGAGGTATGAGAGAAGTTCAGGAATACCTAGAGAAAAAGGGCTTTGAATGGCGTCGCAGAGGGGACAACGCCGTTATGAATTGCCCGTTTTGCGATCCTCCCGACAAGGAAAAGAAGTTTGCCATTTCCCTTTCATCCGGCGCATTCAACTGTTTACACCTCAACCGCTGCGGCAAGAAAGGTTCGTTTCGAGATTTTCAGACGGCACTAGGAGATAGACCGCTTACGAGAAAAGATGTTCCCGTTTTCTTTGGCGGTCGCAGCAAAACATATTCATTGCCGGATGTGAAAATAAGTGAAGCTTCTGACGCCGTTATTGAATACTTAGCAGGGCGTGGATTTACAGAGAAAACAATCAACCATTTCAAAGTCGGCTCAAAAGGCAATGCCGTTATGCTTCCGTACTATCGTGCGGAAAAGCTAATTAATGTCAAGTATCGGGACATTACAGACAAGAAAACGATGTGGACTGAAAAGAATGCCGAGCCGATTTTGTTCAATCGGGATCAGATTTACGAAGAGCCGTTGATAATCTGCGAAGGCGAATACGATGCAATGGCCCTTTATCAATACGGCATTGACGCTGTATCAGTGCCAATGGGATGCGGAAATTTTGAATGGGTCGAAAATGAATGGGATTACCTCGAAACTTTTTCAAATATTTACATTTGCTTTGACGGCGATGCTCCAGGAAGAGAAAACGCTAGGAAGCTTGCGCAGAGATTGGGCGAGTGGAGATGCAAAATAATATCCCTGCCAAAAAAGGACGCGAATGAATGCTTGGTGAGCGGCGTAAGGGAATTAACAATACAAAGCTGTATTGCGAACGCTCAAGAGTTGACGCCTGAAACTTTAGTTTCGCCGTCTTACTTTGCCGAGCAAGTACAGAATATCTTTGCGGCTGGCAGTAGGTTGTTTGGCGTGGAAACAGCATGGCCGAAATTGAACGAAATCCTAAAGGGCTGGCGTGGCGGCGAAGTAACAATTTGGTCGGGCCGCAATGGATCGGGGAAATCAACAATTCTCAATCAGCACTTTATCAACATAGCAAGAAGAAACGTCAAGACCTGCATTTATTCAGGAGAAATGCCGCCAGAGCGTTATTTAAGATGGGCCATTATTCAATTCAGCGGCAATGATAAACCCTCGCCGGTATCAGTAAAAAACTCCCTTGAATGGATGGATCAGCGCATTTTCATCCTGAATGTATCCCAAGGGATTCAGCCCGAAAAACTCCTTAGCGATTTTGAATATGCCGCAAGGCGTTACAACGTGCAGCATTTCATCATCGACTCGCTCATGAAGGTGTCCCTGAATGAACGCGAAGAATATTCGCAACAAAAAGATTTCGTTTCGAGGTTGAGCGACTTTGCCAAAAAATTCAATGTTCATGTTCACCTTGTTGCCCATCCCCGAAAGACTGAAAACGATACAGATACGCCGGGGAAAGTTGACGTTAAAGGGTCGTCTCACATAACAGACCTAGCCGATAATGTAATCGTTCTCTATCGGCCCGACGAAGAAGCCAAGGAAAAATTACGCAGCAAAGGAAAGAAATGCTCCGACATGCAGCTATATGTGAAGAAAAATAGGGAATTTGGGATTGAAGGGAAAGTGCATCTCTGGTTTGACGAGAGATTGAAAACATTTAGAGACGTAGAGAGCTAGAAATCACGGAGGACGGGAAATGATATTCCAGAAACGTTACTACAGATGGACACGGAGAACGATCTACCCGATTATTGAGGGTTGGTTCTTTGACTTGTATTTCGGCATTAAGAATCTCATTCTCTGGTTCCCGATTATTTGGCCTGATCGTGATTTTGACTGGGCATTTCTGGCCGCAATTATGGAGTTTAAGTTGCGGAGAATGTCGGAACTTTTTAGGAAATACGGAACTTCGGTACATTCCGATAAGTATGCGCGGCAAACCCTGATATGCGCCGAATTGCTGAAGCGGCTAGCGGACGATAATTATTGGGAAATGCGAAAATTCGGGCGGAAATTATCGTCGGAGCAACAACAGGCGATTGAGAACGCGGACAGTGAATTATGCTTTAAAATTATGGGTAAACATTTTCTATCTTGGTGGGAGTAAGGAGGACAAACTATGACCCCTGACGAAATCACAACGGAGTTGCGCGAAATCATGAAAATAGCGTGGTATGGCTGCGCGTCAAAGCATTGCGAGTTTAACGAAATCAGGACGCGGGAAAAAACAGACGCAATCTGCGAGTGCAGAGAGACAATGAAACGGAGATTGAAAGAATTGGAGGAGGGGATTTAATGAGCGACTTTGAAGTTATTACAGTGGACAAGTACACGAAATTACAACTTGACGAGTACAACGGGGCTTACAAGATCGTCGAAGGCTGGATTAAAAATGACGGCACGTTTAGTCCGAACTTTTGCAAGCGCGAGTTTGGCGGCAGGGATAACCGACAAGAGAAGACGGCGCCGGTATCGGTAAAACTCGGAGATATGGAAACGGCGGTCGAAACGCTAAAGCAACTTCTCTACCACCTAACGGGCGATCAGTACGCGCCGTTGATAAATCAGAAATTAGCTCCTGATGAAGTTGACGAAAGCGTTCCGCTCTAAGGAGAAAACATGAACAAAAGATGCAAAAAGTGCGGGAGAATAAAAAGCATTGACGATTTTTATACTCACAGGCAAATGGCAGACGGGCATTTGAATATATGTAAAGAGTGCGTCAGGCAAAGAATGCAAGAGAGCTACTATGAAGACATTGACAAGTCGAGGGCAGCGGAAAGGATTCGCGGAAAGCAAAGAGTGCATACCGAGAAGGAAAAACGCCTTGCACGACAACGTGCATATCGCGCTATGCATCCAGAAAGGTTAAAGGCCCAACAACGTGCAAGGAGGAAAATCAAAAAAGTTCGTCCGTGTGAATTTTGCGGAAGTCATGAATATATACAAAGGCACCATCCTGATTATTCTCAGCCATTAAAAATTATTTGGTGTTGCTCCGTTTGTCATCATGCCATTCATGACGGCAATATGCCTTTGGAAGACATGCTAAGAGTCATGCGCAAAAATGTTGCCTGACGGGGAAAATCTCAACGGAGAGGCGAGATAATAGGCGAGATGAAGCCCAACTTCATGTGTTGGGTTTTAAATCGTTAGCGTTGAAATTAAGGGGGTTAAAATTGATTAACCGCAAGCAAGGACTTAAATGTCAAACAGTCGAGTTTAACGTCTCCGTCACGTGCGACCGATGCAAGCGCACTTTTTCGTTCGATGAGGATTTCCTAGAGACGCAAGAGTTTCATTTTATCCGGTTCACGGGCGGATATGCCTCAGTGTTCGGCGATGAGAGCGACGTTGAATGCGACTTATGCCAAACGTGCCTCAAGGTGCTGATCGGAGATTTTGCGAGGGTTAAGGACTAATTGGAGGGTTAAAATGGATATTGAAAAGCTAACTTACAATCTAGATAACTGCGCTTATCTTTTGCTTGAGCATGGAGTCTTGAGCAGAGGGGAAGCGTGTGATATTTTAGAAATAGACCGCGCCGACCTCGATGGATGGATGATGGAGCAGCGAATGGAAATTCAGGAGAAGCACGACGCTCTCTTTAAACGATTAAAATTACTCGCGACTCTCACGCTAAACAATCAGATAACCAACTAACAGCAAAGGCCGCTTAATTGCGGCCTCTCGCTTTCCTCAATGAGCCGTAAACGAGCCGTTTAACTGGCAGCTTTGGCAAGGGCGGCTCTGGCGTCTTTAATCGTCAATACCGCATGATGCTCTTCGTTTTCTTCGCCAATCAACTCAAGCATTTCCACGCATTGCCGCAATGACGTAAGCAGGCTGTCATGCACGTTGGCTGCCTTTCTCCACCTCCCGATCTTCCACGCTGTAGAGATACCTCAGCACCGCTTTCCGCGCCATCGCGACGGGCTTAGAGTAGTCCTCCTCCCGCGTGTGGCCTAGAGCTTTCAGCCTATCCCACGCCCATTTGGGCAGCGTGAGGGTAAATTTAATGGTCGCCTCTACGGGGCGTCCTGGTTTCTTAGCTTCGGTCATTTGTGGCCTCCTTACTTTCTAATGATTTTACAAATTCTTTTGTGTCCTTAAGTGAACGGAAACTTACAACATCATCATAATTACCCGTATTGCCGTGGCGTTATTTGGTTCTCAAATTTTGCAAGTCGTGAAAAATCCCTAGTGCGGGAACTGCGCTGTTTACCGCATCAACGATTGCAACATTTATGCGTCCACTGTTTACGTGCTCTATTGCATTAGCGGCTTCATTGGCACTTTTCAGGTTTCCCGTGTGATCCTTCAGCCACGATCCCCACACCTTACCCGTGCTGCTTGTTCCGTAAACATTTATAAGAGAATATTTCATTAAGCCCTGCCTCCTTATGTTATTTGGTCATCCCCTTGCGGAATGCCCCTGAAGGGCAAACCGGAAAGAGAAGACTATTTCTGCTTCCGCCAAGTTTCGTAATCCGCGACGCTCTCAAATGCCATGTAGCCGCCTTCGACTTTCGCAATCTTCGCAGCCCAGGGAGCGCGTTTAATTGCTGTTTTTCTCGTTTTGCATTCGATGAATTCTTTTCTCATCTCCGATCCTTTCCGCCCGTGGGCTGTTAGTTGCCGTATTTTAATTGTCCCGGCAGTAAATAAACACTAGTTCTGCCCGTTTGCATTCTGTATCCATCGCCTTCTTCTTTAAGCATCCAAGCGCCAACTTTACGAAATTTAGCAAGCGTTTGTTTTGTCATTCTGTAACATCTCGTGCAGGTCGGAACAAGAAGCATATGCCCAGCTTCTAAATGCGCGAACGCTTTATCTAAACTTTTCGGCGGTACGCTTTCCATTTTCGTCAACCTCCTCCTATTGGATTTAACCGCTGCGCCGACCCTCCGCAGAGGGCTAGCGTAGGGGCTAAATTAAGCGGCGCTTTCTTCGTCTATGCGCAAATTGTGCTTAAGGCAGTCAAGCGATCTTTGCGCATTATCAGCATATTGCCAAGATTTGACAATGGAGTTAATCACGTAAAACGCCGATTGCAGTTGCATACTTTGATAATTGTCGGTCGGTTGCCAACCAATAAAATAACCGTCAACCGAATCATACCAATCAAGCTTTTGCGCTAAATAGGAACGCACTTCCGTGTAGTAATAAAAAAGAGTTAAGGCGTCATGGTAATAATCAGGCACGATAAGCCTTAAAACTGATTCCAGATTTCCAACGCACCATTGCGGAATTTCCGACCAGCGTTTGTCGTATTGGAGCTTTTCTGATGAAGAAATTTTTCGTTCCTGCAAATTGTAATATTTGGTTTTCTTTTCATCAAACTTTACAGTAAGGGCGAAATCAATGGATTTTTCATCTACTGGGCGCGGCCAAAAAGACGTTAACCATGATTTAAACTCTTCATCGTCCTTGTGATCCATCGCGAAGATTGCAAGCGAAGCTATGCAATCAAGGATGTTGTCCGTATGCGCCATCCAACTGCCAGAATGTTTCGTGATGCCGTCGCCATATGTTTCGTATTCGCCTATTTGCTCACTAATAAAACGATGCGCACGAGACCCGTCAAATTTATCTTTATAGCTAAGTATTTCATATCCGACTCCACTTCTTCCGATTGACTTAAATCTTCCGTCCATTGCCTTCCCTCCTTGTTTATGTCTTTTTACTCTTATATATGCTCAAATCATGCCAAATCATGAATGTTCATCAAATAAAATAATAAGCTAGGTATTACGCATAGTTGCATAGTCATATACAGCATGAATCAGAATGCCAATTACGGCTAAAACCGGAAATAAATGTCGAATTGATGAGCGGGTTAAACCTGCAATGAGATAATAGTACAGTAAATCAATGACTTATGGATTCGACAAAAATGTCGGGCAATTCGACAAAAACGTCGAAATCCCTGGATGTTTCTCCTATACAGTGGTATACGGGTTATAACTACTATTCCGACCGCGTAAAATCCCATAACCATAAACAGAGGAAAATCTATGCTTTGCGAAAATTGCGAAAAGCGTCTTGTGTGTCAATCGGCATGCCCGGAGCTTGAATTACACCTAAAAGAAATCGAGAAACCGCAGCGGGAAAAAACTGTCGGCTTGCCAAATTACTCAGCTCGGGCCGCCTGGCCTTCGGGCGTCGAACTTACGAAACAGGAAAAGAAAATCGGGACGCTTTTAGCTGCCGGAGTGGATAGGGGAATGATATGCGAACAGCTTAATATTACTCGAAAAACGCTGCGAAATATCATCCACGAATTGCGAAAAAAATGGGACGATTTACACCACTATTAGGGATAGGCAGTTAAATAGGTTGCCACAAAGCAATCCGATAGCCAACCAACCGGCCGCAGTTGAATCAGCGGGGAAAACGCAAATCGTAGGGGCGGGACGATTAGCAATAAATCTAACAAATCAACTACAAAATACCAAAAAGCCTTCCTTAAGTAAGCCGCGATTAGCGGCGTAAGCGAAGCCGAGCGAGAGCGAGCAAGATAAAGAACAGCGCCACGGCAAGGCAAGGCGGATAAGAAGAGAACCCAAGGGAAAGAAAATGTTGACGGCTGAGGATATACAAATTGCAGAGGCAAGAGTCAACGGCTTGAGTCTACGACAGATTGAGACGCAGACCGGCATTGATAAGGATAAAGCATGGCGCAGATTAGACAAGGCAGAGGTCAAGAGCCTAGTCGAGACCATGCAACAGAGAATAGCCGCCGAAGCCTACCAGTCAGCCACGGACAACATCATCCACGCTATTAAGAGTTACCAGATTGAGGGAATAAAGAACGATCCGCAGCTAAGAGAGCACGGATATAAAGCAAGCGTCAGGATTGCGGAGAGCATAGGCATTCTGCCGTCGCACACGCCGTCGCTAATCCTCCAACAAATCAACCAGGTAGAGATTCATAATTACCTCGATCCGGCAGCGCAAAACGCTCTAAGCCACCTGGGAATTGAGGCCGGAGCAGTGGATGCTGAAGAGATAAGCAAGTAACGTGCCAGTGGAGGATCGGAGGACGAGATTGCTGGGTTAGCCCGAAATCATGTCTTATAATGTGGCTAATAACCTACTCCACCGGCATCCACTAGATCATCCACAATGATAACAAGTAGTTAGCAAGATCGGCAAGTTTACATAATTCCTTATTATGAGACATCTCGAAAGTATGGTGGAGCGATACCCAGGAATAAGGGCGGCAAGTGGAGAGAGTAAGCATTCAGAGGGCAGGCAGGATCAGTGTAATGATAGGGCATGATAGCACAAGTTTTGATCTGGCGCAAGGGTGCCGGAGGGGGCGGGGGGACACCGGCGACGGGGGTTCCCTAGTCGGTTCGCGTAGGACATCCTCTCTACACGCGGAGTCTGCAAAACGGGATTTGTTCATTTCCCTTTTTCACGGTTTGTTTCTCCTTTGTTGGTTTAGCGCGTTGGTTATTTCGTCGGCATGGTTGGCGTTTTGGTGTTTGCGGGTTTTGGGAGCGATGTGATGGACGAGTTGGCGTTTCTGCGCGAGAAGGCGAGGCTGCTTGAGCGGATAGTGGAGTTGCAGGGGGAGTTGTTGGCGAAGTCGAAGGACGCGCCTGTTTACACTCCTGTTTGGTACTATCCCTATGTTGCTTCTTCTGACGAGATGAATAAGCCCGATATTTACGGCCAGGGTGCAACATGGGCTGGCGGCGCGGCGACATCCGGTTATGCTCATACTGTGCATGTGACTGGTGCAGGCAAATGACGGTAGTGGCGTGGGACGGCAACATTTTAGCCGCAGACAGGCAATGCACGACAGGGGACAGCATTTCTACCACTTGCAAGATTTATCGGCTGGACAGCGGAAAGGTCATTGCGCTTTTAGGCCGCGAGGATTCCGCGAGGTCGATGAAGCGGTGGTACGAGAATGGGATGAACCCTGAAGATTGGCCTGAATACCAGAAGACGGACGACTGCTGGGGTGAGATTGTGGTTGCCTCTGATGAGGGCTGCGTTTACTACGCGAGGACGCCCGACCCTTTGCCGGTTTTAGATTCCTTTGCTGCCTGGGGGTCTGGAAGGGAGGCCGCTTTGGGGGCGATGGAAATGGGAGCCGATGCGGTTAAGGCCGTAGAGGTGGCAAGCAAGTGGATAGAGGGATGTGGAAGAGGCGTGGATTATTTTAAGGCGAAAAACGGCTAGATGGAACAACACCCCTGGCGCCTCTGCCTTTTTCTTAGCGGACTGACGAAGGCACGCGCACCAACGGGGGTTACTTATATTTGTGTGAGCGCATGGACGAAAAGCAAATCACCTTTCCCCTCTCTGACGAAGAGTATTCCGCATTGAGCGTTATCGTCGAATGTTGGAACGAGGAGAACGGAAACGAGTTCAGCGTAGCGGATTTCATGGCTTACATTGCGAGGAACGTAATTAGAGTTAAGACGCAGTAATGGCTCTTTCTCAGGCTGAAATAGAGGCTCACAATCGGTTCGCCGGAGTATTCGGGTTTAAACCGACTCAGGTTTTTAAGTGGCTGACGCACAGCGAAAGCAAGATAACGGCTACCTTCACGGGAAATCAGTTCGGCAAGAACGAAACGGCGGTAATGGACATCATCTTGCGAATATGGTGCCGTCATCCCGTTAAGTGGAAGAACATTTACCCTAGCGACCGATTCAGGACAATCCGCATTGCGACCGAGACATTGCCGGGAGATAAAGACGGGGAAGAGACAAGGAACACTGTCTACCCTGTTTTAAAGCGCAGGATTCCCGAAGGCTGGATAGTTAAGGATATAACGGCGCGAAATCCGACCGTTAGGATTCTCAATCCGATGGTTAAGGGCAACAGGGAAGTTAGCGCGGAGTTTGTTTCCTACGGACAGGAAGTGCAGAGCACGGCGGGAGTCCAGAGGAAGCAAATATATCTTGACGAAGAAAGTTCTCAGGATTTCTTTGACGAACAGACGGCGCGAACATTGGCAACCGGGGGCGATCTTGTTATCACCTTTACGCCCGTTCCTGGTCAGATCGGATGGATGTACGACGCGGTTTACGAAAGAGCGAAGTACATTTACCGGACGGCGGCTGTTAGGGCGAGGATGAAGGAGCGTTTTGGAGAAGAAGTTCCCGAATGCGAGATAACGGACAGCAAGGAAGACATTACCGTTATTATGGCGGCTACTGATGATAACCCAATGTATGGGGACGTGGCTGCCGAAGTGTCGCAGAGGGAAGGGCGGATAATAACCGCTAAGGAGTATTTAGACGAGTTCTTTCAAAACAGGTACGGGAACGACCCCGACGTAGTGGATGCTCGTCGGTTTGGCCTGTTTAGGCAGTTGTCGGGAAAGGTTTACAAGGTTTTTTCAACTAAGGCGCATGTTATTAGCGGCGCGAAGTATTTTCCGATGGGATTGCCGCACGAATGGAAGCATTTCAGGGCGATTGACTACCATCAGGCTAATCCGTGGGCGGTTCCGTGGGTGGCCGTAAGTCCTCAAGACGAGGTTTTTGTTTATCGGGATGCGGCGTTTCAGCCTGGGAGAATGACGACCTTCGACATTGCTGGAAACGTGGCCGATATGAGCGGAGATTACTCGTTTAAGGGCGACTTCATTGACCCTTTGGCCGGCCAGACGCAAGTGAACACCAATACTACCACTATAGACGATTTAAACCGTTATTTCAGGCAATTCAGGAGTGAAGGACGCGGAACAGGCGGCTATTGGCAGCCGTGGGACACAAAAGGAACGAGAGGGCGCGAGGAGTTCACGAAACGGATGATAAATGCGGCGAGAGTGGGGATGCCGTTCAACAACAAAGTGGTGGAAAACGATAGGACGGTCATTTTGCCGACTATTTGGTTTTTGGACGATTGCAGGCACACGATAGAGGCAATGAAGAATTGGCGTTACGAAGACTGGGACAGCCGCGACGCCGAATCAAGGAACGATTTAAAGGAAAAGCCTCAAAACAAGTGGTCTCATTTTCCGATTGCCATTGAGTGTTTGTTAAAGAACCCAAGCGTTTCGGCGGCTCGATGGGGGTCTGAACGCAAAGAGGAGAGGCCGAAAAAGGAATATTTCAAGACAAGAAGGTAATTTATGCCGTTGTACGATTACAGTTGCCAGAAGTGCATGAAAATATTTGAGTTAATGGTGAAGCTGAAAGACGCGGACAAGGAAGTTGAATGCCCTGACTGCAAAGGGAAGCTTCGTAAGATCATAGCTCCGGTGGCGTTCAGAATTGCGAGTTAATAAATGGATGCAAACGAAATAGTCTGTTCGCAGATATTCAAGGAATACAGCGACGCAAAGTCCAATAATGACGTTCTCTGCGCGGAATTTGAAGCAATCATAGACATGATTGAATGCAAGAGGACTGAGAAGAATTACGATTGGATGAGCGACGTGTTTCTTCCTGAATACCCTTCGATAATGCTTACGGAGGCGTCTCAGTGGGCTAATCAGTATTTCTTGTCGCGGGATTATGTTGACGTTTATTTGGAGTCTGACGAACCTGACGGGCAGATTAAGTGTAAGGCCGTCAAGAAGCTTATAAACAAGACTTTAAATCGGAGAGGACTATACCATTATCCCAAATATATCAGGGCTAGAACGCTCAATACGACGGCTGGATACGTCTATGCGGCGTGTTCCTGGCAGGACGGAGCTTTTGAATACGAGGTCTTAGACCCGCGCAATGTTTTCACCGACAATAAATATTGCTACTCCGTCCAGGATAAGGATTGGGTTATTGTTCGTTCGGAAAAGAGCCTTGACGATTTAGAGCAAAGCGCGGCTACTCACGGATACATTAATTTATCTGCCGTAAAGGAACTGCTTAAAGGCAAGAAGCCTTCCGAAACTGAAACGGCGAGGGAAACTTACAATAAGGAAGAGCAAAAGCAAATTGCGGGTACGCAGATAGTCAATTTTGACGTATTGGAGCGGTTCGGCAAGATTTGGGCGGTTCAAGGCAGCGAAGACGGCGCTTTATTGAAGCCTGGATTTGACGAATACGGCGATAAGCTTGAAGAAGCGACGTTGATTGAGGGAATTGTAACCGTCGCTCTGTTGAACGGTAAGAAAGTTTTAATCAGATTTCAGGAAACTCCCTACAGGGATTCGCAAAATAGACCGTATAAGCCTCTCATCAGGGGGCTTTGCTATATTCATCCGACCAAAGACACGGGAATGAGCGGCGGGAAGTATTGCCGTGAGCTTCAGGTGGCCTTAAACGACACCATAAACATCAGCAACGACCGGGTAAGGCTTGCCACGATGCCTTTTTTCAAAGGGCGGCGGTTCTCCATTGAAGAAAACGACGAAATTTACATTGAGCCGGAGCATGTAATTCCCCTTGAAGACATAAACGATCTTCAGGAGTTTCAAATCAGGGACAACGTATCTGGCGCGATGAATCAGGCGCAGATGTTTCGCGACGGAATGCAGCAAGTGGAGTCCATTTACCCGACAACAATGGGGCAACTGCCGGATTCTTCGTCAACTACGGCTACCGCCATAGCGGGGGCTGAATCAAGAACCAATATCCGCGCTAATTACAAATCCCTGACGTTTGAACATACCTTTTTGGCGGAACTGTATTGGATGATAATTCAAATGTCGTTTCAATTCATGGATGAGGAAATGGCTAAAACCATCTTCACGCGAGAGGAAGTTGAAGCCTTCGACCCTGACGGCGATTACGTTTATCAGCCTGTTTCAAGCAATATCGAACAGGAATTTTCCAAAATACGCAAGCTCAACATCATAGATCAGGCGATGGGGCGGCTGGCGAATGTTCCCAATCCCAACACTCCCAAATTGCTCAACAAGTTAATGATGAAATTCTTTGAGCTTTTAGGCTCGGAATACAACGACATAAAGGATTCGCTCTTAGACGAAGGGCCAGTGGGACAGATGGGGCAAATGGGCATGATGGGCGGGGGAGCGCAGACCGGAACCGCCGAATCGGGAATGGCGGCGATGATGCCGTCCAATCAGTACGGGAATGAAGTTTCCCCGCAGCAAATGGCCGTGAGGATGCAGTAATGGCAATGAGCGACACATTAACCAGCGAAGAGTATGGCGCATACATTAAAATAGCGGGTAGGCGAGGGCAGCAGGCGCGAGAAACGCTTTCCAAGCATGTTGCTTTCGTCCAAGCGGTTCAAACGGAAGTCGGGCGGGAATTATTGAAAGACTTAGTTAATAGTTACGAAGACTTGCTTAACAAACTCGCGTCGCTGCAAGCGTCAGACGAAGAAAAGATGGAATACAAGGCAGTCAGGAAATTACTTCTCAGATGGGCGGACAGAATAATTGCTTATGAGCGAAGTCTCGAAGACGTTAAGAAAACAATATCCGCAGGATTATAAAAGGATATTGACGAATCTACTCAAGGAATGGGGGATGCTTTCAGAGGATGACGTGGGGCAGATAGTCTTGCACGTCAATTCAGGCGGAGTAAGCAAAGTAATAAGAAGTTTAGAAGTAAAATAATATAGTTAGCGGTAAGTCATACCTGTTTTACAGCTACATGAACCCGCATTGAGGCTTTTTGTCGGCCTTAGTGCGGGTTTTTTATTTTGGCGTCGGCCTCACACGCCCTTCGCCGCAAACCAACTTAGGAGAAAAGCAAAATGGCAGAAGAAACACAAGGCTCCACGCCCCAGGAACAGGCAACCGTTACGCAGCCCGTAACCGATGCAGACCTTTCCTCCGCGTGGGAAAACGCGCAGACCGCGCAGCCGCAAGATTCACAGCCGCAAGAACAGACCACGGAACAGCAAACTCAGACAGAAACAGAGCCACAGACGCAGACGGAAACGGAAACGGCGACAGAAGCAGAAGAGCCGGATGAGCCGATAGATCACAAGGAGCGTTCAAGGTTAGGCCGCAGACTTGCCAAAATGGAGGAGCATTACGGCAAGATAGAGCAACTTCTTGAGCGATTCGCGCAGCCGCAGCAGCCGCAGCAGTCCCAACCGCAACCATTGGCGCCTACCGCGCCCGTTGCCTACGGGGACTCTTACCTTCAGCAGCAGTTAGACGCGGCAAAGCAGAACGGCATTATCCCCGATTTCGTTACCACGCCCGAAGACCACATAAAAATAGACGCATTCGTAAGACAGGTCAGAGGGCAGATGGAGCAGCAGTACAGCAACGCCTATTTACAGGAAGTTGCGAATATCAAAACGCAATCTGCGGTTCCCGACGAACTTCACGCGGAGATTGTTAAGGAACTTACGGGAGCTACCCCGTTTAACGTCAAACATTACGACGACCCGCTTATCGACTCCCGAATCAACTATGCGAACGCGAAGGCGGCTGTGCTCGAAAGGCGTCTCACGGCTGCATCCACGAAGTTCAAAGGGCAGCATTCCGCACTTCCCACGGGCGTAACCACATCGGACAGGGTGCAGTCTGCGGCGGTTCCCAAAATACCGAAATTCACCGAAGCGGAGGCGGATTTCATCAAACGCACGAATATGTCTGAGGCGTCCATAGAGAGAGCTTTTAAAGAAGAACTCCCGTTCCATCTCAGGGGGATGAGGCAAGGTTAATGAGCGACAGAGGCCGCTACACGGCTTATTCCTATTCGCGAATCCCACGGCGTCAGAAAACAACCAAATTATCAGGTTCGTTTGAAGACCGGAACAGATGGACAAGATGCGGAAATTGCAACGCTATTATCGACTTGAACCGCTATTCAGGAAACTCCGAAAACGGCGGGGTGCAAGTCACGGACGCCATTATTGATTCCGACCATAGCTCACGCAGTATGCGGCCTCTCATGGAAATGGACGGAATCGGGATGGTTGGAACTTTAATTGAAAACGGCCCGAGTGGAAACCCGATAACCGATTACTACACGGCGAGAGTCGCGGAGGCGGTTCAAGGATGTCCATTTTGCGGGTGTACCAATATTTAAGGAGGATACCTAGTCATGGGATTCGAGATAGTTGAAAACCCCTTGAGGACGATTTGGATGCCGGTTGATTTTTCGACAGGCGCGAAGACTCTCTACGAGGGTTCAATAGTAATGTCGGCGCTGGCAAGTTCGGCTCCGGCAGGCGAAGGCATTAACGCCATCGGCGCGGCTGCGGGAGCGTCCGACACCACGGGGAAAGCGGTTCCCTTCGGTGTCGTGGTGGGATTTAACAACGCCACGCAGACGTATGATTCAACCTACAAGGGCGCAACCGCCACTTCAGTAGGTTCTCAGGCCAATCAGCTTGCCAGAGATTTTAGAGGCGCAGAAGGGATGTTTACGAAAGGCGATCCCTGTCTTTTGGCGAAGATTGCAGTTATCGGAACCGATACCATCCTGAAGGGCCGCATATTCAACGGCGGATACGGCACGGCTCTCACCGCTTATTCCAACACCGCGCAGTCTACCACGGGCGGCCAGATAACCACTACCGCCGTCGCTCAGACCCCTGTTACCTACAATCATACCTGGTATTGCCGTTCGGGTAAGAACATGGGGCTTTACCGCACGGCCTACAGCACTTCGACAACCGCGCATACGTTTTACATTACATGGCCTTACGATACCGAAGTGGGCGACAGTTTTGCTCCGGTATTTCTGCGGCTCGGAACCTGTTTGACGCAGTTTGACGCGGCTTCTACCTACATCGAAGCGCAGCCGGATTTATCAACGAACAATTACATCATCGACGTATTTGAGCTTCACATGGAAACATCCGGCGAAGAATACGCCATTTTCCGCTTCAACGCAGACCAGTTCTGTGCGGCCAGAGCGTAAGGAGGAATGAACTATGTCTACCCCAGTCATCAGTGAAAATTTTCTAAGGCTGCTTGACACGCGGCTTCGCGAAGTCTCTGAGCGGGAATGGGCTGAACTTCCTACGCAGGTCGATCAGTTCTACCGCACAATACCGTCAGATGCGGCTTGGGAGGAGTTTTTCTCAATCGGCGCGGTTCCCGATGTTCCTGCATTTGCGGGGAAATTGGATTACCTTTCGATGTCCCCCGGCTACCTGACCAGAATTGAGCCGAAAGAGTTCGCCGCAGGGTTAATTTTCGAGCGCAAGATTCTTGACGATAAGAAATACAACGTCATGAACGATCAGGTGGCGAGTCTTACTGAAGCGGCCCAGAGGACGAGAGAAAAATACGGCGTGGAAACTTTCGCCTATGCGTTCTCTTCGGCGTTCAACTTCATGTATTCGGAGGAAGGCGTTGCCCTTTGTTCCGACAGTCACACCACAAAATCGGGCGTTTCCACGGCTTCGGGATTCGACAATGCAGGATCAAGTGCATTGGAGAAAACTTCGGTAGCCGCGACCCGTCTGCTCATGAGGAGATTCAAGGGCGACATCGGCCAGAGAATCGTCATTGAGCCGGATACGCTCATAGTTCCCGACAACCTCTACGATACCGCTTTGGAAATCGTCGGTTCGGAAAAAGACCCCGACAACGCCAACAACACCATCAACACGCAGTACAAACGCTTCAAGGTTATTCCTTATATGCGCTTGGATGATTACGACAGCAACAACTGGTTTATGGTGGATTCCAAAGCGATGAAGAAAGACCTTCTCTGGATTGACCGCGTTCCGAAAGAAACCAAAATGACAGTTGACTTCGACACTTTTGCGATCAAGTGGAGCATCTATTTCAGGATGGGCAACGGCTTCAAAGGGTGGAGATGGTTGTACGGTCACAACGTAACCTAATAATTTTCTTGTACTTTCGGGGGGGGCGTCAAAACTCCCCCGCTTCCCTATAAGGAGAGATGAACAATGAGCGGACGATTAAGCAATTACCCTAACGGCTTTGCTGACGGCATTGCCATCAGCGGCGTCCCGATACTTAACACGCATTCGGGCAATGTCTGGTGGGTAGACTACAATAACGGGAACGACGGAAATACCGGAAAACTCCCTAATAAGGCATTTAAAACCGCCGATTATGCGGTTGGAAAATGTACCGCCAATAAGGGCGATATTATTATCGCTATGCCAGGACACACTGAAACGATTACCGCAAGCAACACCCTGACCTTTGATGTTGCTGGCGTTACGGTTATGGGTCTCGGCGCGGGAAACGACAGGCCGAAATTCACGGTAGGTACGGATGCGGCGGCAACCATCACTGTTTCAGGAGCAAGCGTTTGTTGGCGAAATCTCGTTGTTGTCGGCGCATTGGACGGACTAAATACGGCCGTCACGGTAACGGGCGACGATGCCGATTTGGATTTCGAGTATCGCGACACTTCTTCTACCGTGGAGGCGGATATAGCGGTTGCCTGTACGGGCGACAGATTAAAGCTGAAGCTGCGCGACATCGGTTTCAACGGAGATCAGCGCGACCAGTCCGTTACACTTGCAGGAGTGGACAACGCCATTATCGACATTGACCAGTTTGGCAAATGCGCTACAGCGGTTGTAAATATGATTACGACCACCTGCACGAACGTTCTTGTTTTTGGAACCATGAACTGCATCGGAACCACGACAGGAGCAAAGGACATTATTGATTCAGCCGGTTCTTCAACTTGGTATGGCCATGTTTACGACGCCTGCGCGGGAACTGTCTATTCGGGCGGCACCAATGCGGCGTGGGCGAAAGACGATGTTTCGGTAGTGGCTTCCGATTTGGTTGTTACTCAGAGCGACGTTAAAACTATTTTGTCAAATCTCGTCGTGGCAAAATCGGACATCGTTGCGGCCATATCAAACATCTCAGCGTGTAAATCTGATTTAGTTATCATTCAGGCGTCGGAAGACAGCGATATGGTGATTTTAAAGTCGGATATAGCGGCTGTTAAATCTGACTTGGTTGTGATTCAGGCGTCGGAAGATTCCGACATGGTTGTTCTCAAGTCGGACGTGGTGGTGTGTCAATCCGATATAGCCACTGTTCGCAAATGGTTGTCTGATTTCATCATTAAATACACTTCCGATGTTCCTTAAGGGGTAATGCGTGAAAATAGCCCACTTCGCGCTCATGAGTCCTAATCTGGCCGGTCTTTACGGAACGGTTAAAGACCTGATTATTGGCGAACGCTTTCACGGCATAGACGCCAATATAATTGACTATGGATTTGAAGGCAAAGACCAGGAGCGCATTCTCGAAGATGGGGATTTTAAAACTGTTCATTGGCAAGAAGCGTTGCGGAGCGACCTTGTAATAAGGCATTCCGCAACGCCTAAAGCCGTGACTGATAAAGTCCCCTTTATGCTTGCCCTTCACGGCAGGCCGATAAATACATTTCTGCTTTCATTTAATGAGGGACGGAAAAACCCTATCATCGAAACGCTGTATCAGGCGGCAGAACAGCCAATGTTTCGGGGATTCATTAGTTTTTGGCCGCACAATACAAGAATTTGGAGAGAAGTGCTTTCGCCTCATCCGGTTTACCAGATTCCCGCCCCTGTGGACTTGGAAAGATTCAGTCCATACGGGAACGCTCATAAATTCAAGACAGGCGGCGACTTTAATATTTTGATTGCGGATATGTGGCGCGAAGATAACTGTCCCGCCACTCCGATGTTTACCGCCCTGGCTGCGGCTGCGGATTTAGAACAAACGACAGGTTTAAACGTCAAGGTTCACATGGTTGGAGTTCCGCCACGGGCAAGAGAGTTATTTGCGATCATTAAAGAAAAATCTCGCAGCCGTTTTATAGGCGAGATTTTCCCGATGGTGGCGAACATCGAATATCTCTACAGGGCTGCGGATATGGTTTTTACCGCTCACAAGATTGCCACGCGAGTCGTCAGGGAACCCTTGGCTTGCGGCACTCCTGTATTAACGTGCGATTCCACTCCCGATTTTATTCAAAGCGTGGATAACGGAACGCCGTTAACAGATGCGATTTTGAAGCTGATAGCAAAAGGAAGGGGCGCAACGCGGCGTGAATCAAGGGCATACGCAGAAGCGGCTTTTGATAAGAAACGCGCAGGTGCGGCAATGAAAACGCTCTTTGAAAAGGTGCTTAATTGAAACTGGCCGTTGTCTTTAACCCTCTGGACAACAAAATGCGCGAAGACACCTACAGTTACATCTATAGGGGCATGTTCGACGCAATTCAAGAACGCTTCAACCCTATTCACGTTACCGAAGATTGCAACGCCGAAGAGATAGAGGCCGATGCGATTCTGTTTTGGGATGTTAATTCGTGTCACCACATCAAGATTGAGGGCGTCGAGAAGCATCCTGCGCTGAAACTGGAATACATGAGCGACCCTTTTCAGAGGGAAGTTCACGGGATTTACCAACGCTACAACATGCCCGTTCACAAACTCGGCGCGGAACAACGGTTAAGAAGGGCTTTGGAGCGCGGAGTTTGTCGCATCATTTGCCCTACGGAAGCGGGATATTACAGGTATTTTGCCCCGATTTTAGGGGAAGAAGCAGATAAAATGCTGCTCTTTTTCCCTCATGCTCCCTGGTTTTCGGCAGGCAAAGAAAGATTAAACGGCAGAGAGAAAAAAGTTCTTGCCAACGGAGCCACAGGAGATGCGCAGGGAGCTTATGATTTCAGGACTTGGGCTTATCGGCATCCCGATGTTTCCGTGATTGCCCATTGGATACAAAACAGATCGACGCCGATGGGGAAACATTACGGAGGGTTTCTGAAAGAATGGGCGGGAGCCTTGGCGTTATGCGACCTATATCCGGTCGTAAAGTATTACGAAATGCCTCTGGCTGGATGCGTGACGTTCATGCAGCATCATCCTGAATTAGAAAAATTAGGATTTCACGATTACAACAATTGCGTTTTCGTAAACAGGGAGAATTTTGACGGGCGCATTAAAGAGTTTTTGAACGATCCCCTATCTTATCAGTTGGTAGCCGACAGAGGCAGAAAGTTGATGGAAGAAAATTATACAGCGCATCATTTCGCCGAATACTTGGCGAATAAAATAAAGGAAGCAACGGGAAAATAACTATTTAAATAAAGGAGATTTTGATTGTGGGTAAACCAATGACTGAGGAAATGAAGGAAAAATTGCGGCTTGGAAGAGAGGCGGCGAAGCAGAGAAAAGCCGCAGAGCAGAAAGCGCAGCCGGAAACGCCTTCACCTTCGGCGGCACAGGCAACGACAAAAGGGCCGGAAATAATATTAGGAGCGGCGGATTATCAGATTTTCGGACAAGTCGATTTAAACAAGTCCGGCAAAGTCTCTTCCACTTATCCCTCGTGGTATTTCGATCATTTTCGGGAAGGACTTCAAGAGGAAATCAAGCGCGATCAGTACATGCTCGAACACGACCTTGTTCCAAAGTCGGAGTTAGGAGTTGCGCGGGAACGTCTGAAGCAAAAAAAAGATAAGTTGTTGAGTCTTGAAAACGCGATCCCCGAGATTTCAGGCAAGACCAAAGACGCGATTTACGGATTCAGAAACGAGCTTGGCGACAAAATCAAGGAATCTAAATTCAGCCGTTCGGATATGCAGAAGGGCATTGCCGACGCTCATGAGGAAGCAAGGAGAATGGCGAGTCCGTGCATTGAACTTCGGGGAAACGCACTTGATTTTGCCCGTAAATGCAACGTCAAAGTTGACGATAGGGGCATGGTGAGCCGCACCGGAGCGGAAAAGGTGTGGAAAATAGCGTCGCGCATCATCGGCGAACCATCCAATACGGAAATTCTCAGGAGAGACTAAATAAATGGACGGCAAAAGCCTTTTGCTCGATCTTGCGGCAGTATTAGACGAAGACCTTGATACCTCTTCATTTCTCGACGAGAGAAGTTCATACGGATTCTTGTTTGAAGCTGCAAAGGAATTTGTACGCAAGACGCAGGCTTTAACCGCGACGCAGAGCATTGCAACCGTGGCGTCTCAGGCGGCCTACGATGCAAACGCCGATTATCTCAGTATGTACCTTAAGGACAGCAACAACGATTACTTCCTGAAGTTGAACGACGGTTCAAGCGACTATTTCATAAGGTGGCGAGATTACAGCGGAGTTATTAGGGCGAACAATACCTCTTCGGCGGCGATACCGTCTAATTTCTCTATTGTCGATAAAAGTTCACTTACCAGCGCGATTACCGGAACGGCGACCAGCGCAGGAGCGTTGTCTAACGGCGAATGCACCTTGACTGATTCATCGGCTCCTTTTGCCAATGCTTCGATCGGCGACGCCGTTCACAACACCACTGACGGCAGCCACGGGTATGTGATTGCGAAAACCTCATCAAGCGCACTCGTTACCGCCCTATTTGGAGGCACGGAAAACGATTGGGATTCGTCGGACGCCTACGTGGTTGTTCCTCAAGCGAGAAAGCAAATCTACTTTGACCCGCCCTTATCTACCTCGGGATATACGGCTACATTCTATTATTTGCAGAAGCCCGACCCTGTTTACAGTCCTTACCGCACTTACAGGTTTGACAATCAATACCACTTAGCCCTCGTTAAGTATGCGGCATGGCTCTACAAATACAAGGACAGACAGCCCAATTTCGGCGACGCCTTCTATAAGTATTGGACGGACAGCATCAGGCAGGCGGCAAGGCAGGAAAATAAGTCAATAAACCGCTATTCCATGAGAGTGAACTTTAATCGAAGGTCTTACGGAGATAGAAGCTACCGATAATGGCATCTACTAATAAAGACTACAGCCGCAGGGAAATAGCCTTAAAGGGCAAGCTGATAACCTCGCATGATCCGTCTGTGATAGGTGAGAATTTTCAGTCCTTAAAGAATTTGCGTTATAAGGACACTCACCCTATCGGCATTGCCGGAATGACTAAGGTAAATTCGACGGCTTTGACGACTTACCTCAAGACCCGTGCGGCCTTTCAGTTCAGGAAAGAGCAGCCTGCCGAAAATCATCTGCTGATTCAGGCGTTCAACACAGGATTGACCGCATCTCAGGTATTGCAAAACACAACGGCGGCTCCTGCGGCGGGAGATTTTTCAAGCACGGCATTGTGGACTGATTCGGCGGGAGCGGGAACCGGACGCTTCAGTTACGCTCCTGGCGGAAATGCGGCCTATTGCAACGGAGTAGATAGTTGCGTGTGGGGCGGAAATGAGTTGACTTGCTCCTCTTTTATCAACTTCGACCCGAACGGAACTTTTACTTACGATTACTCGGAACAGGTAAAAAACCTGCTTACCGACGCTCACAATATCGCAAAGTGCAATACAACTGCGGCGGGAATAGACGCATATACGATGCTCCTGCTGCATTTGGACAACAATGTAACCGACGTTTCGCCTACCACGGTTCACACGGTAACAAATGCAAACGTCACATTTTCAACCACTTACAAGAAATTCGGTACGCATGGGGCGGTATTTAACGGCACGAATGCGAAGCTCACCATTCCCGACAATGCGGATTTCGACTTTTCTGACGGGACTTTTTGCATAGACGCGCAGTTATGGGCGGGTTCTCTCGCGGCAAATAACCCCTTTTACTACCAGAAAACCGACATAACGAAAATAAGTTTTGGCACCGGAGCGGTAGAGCCTGCCGTTGGAGCTACGATAAACGGGCAGACAAGCAGCGCAACGGGAATTGTGGATTATGTGGTTTTAGATACGGGCGCATGGGATGGGTCGGGAACAGGGACTATCTATATGCACTCCGTTACGGGGACATGGCAAAACGCCGAAAACATACGAGTCGGAACGGACATTAAGGCGGCTTCAACCTCGGTAGCTTCTGATGCAGGGGACAATTACATTCTTGCTCAGATTACCACGACTGGCGCGGTTTCCTTGGTGGTTCATGAGTGTTACGGATCGTCAAGCGATGTGGTTTCTCTGGCTACGGGCGCAGGCGAAATTGCAACGGGGTCTTTTTACCATATTGATATAAGCGAAAACGGGAACAGTTGGTACATATTCGTCAATGGAGTCCAGAAGGCGTATGTAAGCGACACAAGCCGTGCGAAAAACTACATTTCCATCGTGTCCATAGGCACGGACAATTCAGCTTTTTTCAACGGTTACATGGATGAATACAGGGTTTCCAGCACCTACAGGCACACTACGGCCTTCTTGCCTCCGCAGGCCGCTTACGGCAGCACGGCTACGGTCAATTTCTATCTCGGTTCGGTAAGGCCGCTTCAGGGTTTCAAGGCATATGTAGGAACGGCAAACGATACTGCCGGAACAATGACGGTAGATTACTGGTCGGGGACTGCATGGACGGGCGTTTCTTCGCTTGTTGACAATACCTCTGCGGGGGGCGTGTCGCTGGCGGCAACCGGAACGGTCACATTTACTTCGACGGACGGCACGGCAAAAGCGCGGGAGATTAACGGAACTGTTCTATATTTCTATAAGATTTCGCTCTCGGCCTGCAATGCGGCGACAACCATTTACCACGTTTCCCTTGACGCTCCCTTTCAGACAGTCAAGGACGTATGGGACGGCAAAGACAGGGAAGAAATATCATTCCAGGTTTATAAATCGTCGGCCTATTCCGATTATACGCAAAACGTCCACGACAATTCCTATAATTCCGCCGACACAGGAACTTATATGGAATTGGACTCTCTCGCCACAGCAACGGATTATTTCGTGCTCGGCTTTGAAGAGAGACAGATGGGCGTTAAATTCAACCTCATAGGCGGCAAGGGAAATACCACGGCAAACGCCATTTTAACCGTCTATTATTGGAGCGGTACGGCATGGGTTACGGTCGGAGCGATTCAGGACGGCACAATTGAAAACGCCGCTTCTTTTGCGAAATCCGGCATTGTTACCTGGAATCCGCCCGATACGGCAAGCGAGTTTAAAACGAAACTAGCAAAGGATGTTGAGCTTTACTGCTATAAATTCAAGTTCTCGCAGAATTTAAGCAGCGACGTTCAACTATATTACGCGGCGGGAATATCCGCTCCTATCGAACTGCAATCCTATAAATTCCCCTTAATGGCGCAAGATAGACTTTGGCTTTGCAGCCAGACCACCGAAAAGAAAAACTCTGTCAAATGCTCCAATAAATATCTTCCCCACGCCTTTAACGGGGCCGATTCGGTTGAGCTATTCTTTGGCGACGATTCGGAAGTAATTTCCGGCATTGAACTTTATTCGCAGTACGGCTCGTCCATCTACAACATGATTCTGTTTTTCAAGAAGAATGAAACGTGGGTGTTGGCTGGCTCAGACCCGAAGGATTGGAACGCCTACCGAATATCTCAGGTTGTCGGATGCGTGGCTCCTAATACGCTTTGCATGGTGAATTTGCCTACAGAGATGATGCCAGGATTAAACAGGAATTTAGTTGTCTGGCAAGGGGCGGACGGAATCTACGCCTCTGATGGACGCGCCCCTATACCGCTTCATTTCGACATAGAAAACTATTTCGACAAGAAGAAATCGGAGTGCATCACGGCGGGATATTTGGACAAATCTTATGCGTGGTTCGACAGAAGCCTCCTTGAATACCATTGGGTGTTTTGTTCGGGAGCGGCGGCCACGACTTGCAATAAGGAATTTGTTTTAGATTGCAGGCGGAATAAGTGGTTTGAAATCGACAGGGGAACGGGGAAATATCTGCAAGTCGGCACAGGCATAGAGGACGTTTACGGCAACAACTACACTTACGGCTTTATCGACTCCGGCTACGCTGAACGTCTTGAATACGGAACCGACTTCGACGGGAGCGACATTGTGTGCGAGATGCAGCACGGCGATCTTGCCCTAGCAGGCGGTTCGGTAGATACGGAAACGACCATCAGGCATATCAAGCTTGTATGCGCGGCTAAAACCGTAACAACCAATAACATCGCGGGAACGCACTACGGCGGGAGCAAGACTGCGGGAACGGCATTTATCCTATCTGCTGCCAATTCAGGATACCGTTTGGCGCACGACGATAAAAGCGTTTCCTACGGTTCGCATGTATTTCATTCGGTAAAACTGAATATGACTACCGACAATGAAACGGTTGGATTTGAGCCGATGTATTTAGTTTATCAATACCACGTTACGAGAGATAAGGAGGCTGCGTAAAATGGCTTACGATTGGGGTTATACGGGTTCCACCAAGCAGAGAAGGGCATTAGGTTATCCTTACCGTACCGACCCTGCCGTTTTAGAGGAATTAGAGCGCATCCGAGTCAAGGAGTCATTGCGGCCACAGGTAGCGGCCATTGAAGAACAGCGGCGGCAATTCGACATATCGAGCGAGAGGAGCAACCGAGCGTTGGCTCTGCAAGAAGAGCAAATGCGGCTTAATCAGGAAGCTCAAGACAGGGCGGCAAATTCCGGCATAGTAAGCGGCCTTACTTCGACGGTGGGGACGGTTGCGGCGGCTGATCTCATAGGCGGCGGGAAAATGACAGGGAAAGCCATTGACGCCGTAAAGTCAGGTTACAATTCCTTGACCGGAAGCGGGAACGCGGTTGCCACGCCTACGGGAGCGCAGGCAACGGCTCCATCGACGGGAGCGCAAACTACAGCCGTAGAAACGGCAGCGGCTTTAACGGCTGCGCCAGCATTGCCAGCGGCGACAGTTCCCGCGTGGACGGCAAATCCGGCTGTTACTACGGGACTGCCGACCGTTTCTACTCCCGCGTGGACGCCCGTATCTACAAGCGTCGGAACGACGGCTGTTCCCGGTGCGGCTGCTCCTACTGCTCTAGGGCCAACGGGAGCGGCGGGGGCTGGCGCGGTAGGCGGATATGTGGGGGGTAAACTAGGTCAGAGCGTCGGGGAAAAATTAGGAATTGGCGGCAAGGCTGAAAGAGGCGCGGTAGGCGGCGCATTGGGCGGCGCAGGTGCGGCTTGGGCCATGGGCGCAATGATGGGTACGGCGGCGGGGCCAGTCGGCATGGCGGTAGGTGCGGCGGTAGGTGCGGTTGTCGGTCTGGTGAGCGGCAAAAGCGGCTGCATAATAGTAACCGCCTGCACAGACAGCAATTCATACGAAGTGAATGTGGCCCGTCAGTACAGAGACAAATTCTTAGACCGAGATCAGTTGCGCGGCTACTACGCTTTAGCGGAAAGAATTGTGCCGATACTGGAAAAGAACGCCAGGATCAAATCTCAGGTCAAGAGCAGGCTTGTAGATAGATTAATTGATTACGGCGAATGGAAACTTGACTTGAAGAAAAAGAAGCCTCTGATTGCTTCTGTAATAGTATCTAAAGCATTCTTGGGACTGTGTAAGACAGTGGGGTTCGTGCTTCCTGAGTATGTACGTTTAAATGGCGAGGTGTACTAATGGACTTCGGGGATATAGCAAGAGGAGTGGGGCAGGGTCTTCCGCAAGCGATAAACAACGTGCAGGGACTTCAGGCTATTCAGAGCAATATTCAGCGGCAGGCTTTAACGGAGCGGCAAATCCAGAAATCTCAGTACGAGATGGATGAACTTCAGCGCAAGGACGCATGGGGCAAATCGTGGATGTCCGTCGATCAGATTATGCCTCAGTTAAACGAGCGGCCACGCCTGAAAAAGTTGTTTGTTGACGCCGCAAAGCAAGAAGGTCTTGGCGTAAAGGTAGACGATACGGGAGTTTACGCGCAGGGATACGCTCTTGAGCATGTAAAGAATCTGCTCGGGCAAAATGCGGCCTTTCAGAAATTGGCGTTAGACGCCTCTTTGGGCGATATAGACGAAGCCATAATGGGCATAGC